GTTTTCATTGATGATTACAATAACTGCATTGATTATTTTTTGATGTTTTTAATTTTAAACGTTACACCAAAGCTTATCCCAATCACTTCGCTTATGATCTTATCAGGAGCACTTATCCAGCTCAGCGGAGAGTCTGCTAGGTTCGTCACTAATGTATTTGCATCGCTGCTTTAGCAGTAAGCGGGCTGGAACAATGCGTTCGAGAGTTGTTGGCTTTTTGACTACATATTCTGTCACAAGCCGTTTAATGTCCTCCTCTGACCAACCGTTCATCACTGGCGTTGGGTTGTGAAGAAGATTTGCTTGTAGGGCAGGGGCAACTTCCTCATCCAGAATCGTGAGGATCTCTTTTTGGCTTAACCTGAGCTCCTTTAACCTTTGTGCCATCCATCGGTAGCCATAGCCCTGGAGTGCGTGACCGGCAAAAAGCTCGGATAATGCGTGCCAGTCAGGAATGCGGTTCGCCAGTACAGTTCTAGTAAAGTTTCATATCCGTTTTGACAGTGGCATCAGCGCGCTTTTCCAGGGGAGGGAGTGGCCGAAATTGTCATGTATTTTTTCAGCCCAGCCTCTCGTTTTACTCCCTTGGGATCTGACCCAAAAGGAAGCCTAAAGTGAGGTGAATCGGCGGTTTTAATTGTCCAGAGAGAATCATCAATAAATCTGAAATTGATGCTATCCGCTGTAAAAGATAAGTCCTCAAAACCACCCGTGGAGTACTCATTGCCCAGACGGATAATCTCTTTTACACCGTCTTGAAGATCGATGAGGGCAACAGTCAGAAATTCCTCGAAAATTACGTCATCCGTAAGAAAAAGGACGTAACGTTGTTCGCTAACCTTAACCGCTGCTTCCAAAATCTGACCCGGTACAATTATCCCCGTGTTAACACCGTTCAGTACAATACCAGACTGAGCCTGGGATAAATCGGTAGCTTCGCGAACTTTCATAAGAGATATTGAATTAACCTGATGCATAATTAATCCCACAAACGACCCATTTCCCACGTGGCGAGAGCACCGCCCACTAATCCACCAATAAGTACGCACACAGGTGCGCCAGGCCCACATATTAATCCAGCCATTGCACTACTCGCGGCAGCTGCGGCAATACCTGCACCAGTAATAGCTATCTGCCTGCCCGTTTCAGAAACCTTATCGTCGGCGGTATAAATTTCGTAAATGGAAATTGCAATCGAAAGAACAACAAGCCCCCTTCCAATACGCGAGAGTTGAATCATTTTCATATTAACCTGCGGATTAGATTTCCGCCGCTGTTTCAGCAGCAAACTTGCAGGAATGAAGCGCTCAATCATAGTTGGCTTCTTATTTACGTACTCGGTAACGAGCTGTTCAACATCCTCTTTTGACCAACCTTCCATTATCGGCGTGGGATTGTAAAGGAGGTTAGCCTGTAGCGCAGGTGCAACTTCTTGATCCAGGATAGCGAAGATCTCTTCCCGATTTAGCCCGGAATGCTTGGGTACCTGCGCTATCCATCTGTAGTCATAGTCCTGGAGGTCTCGCCCGGTAAAAGCTCGGATAACGCGTGCCATACTGGGATGCGGATAGCTAACTCTGCCTCGTTAAAGCGCATCAGTTTCTCCTCTGTACTTTTTGCTCGCGATTTATCTTATTGCCGATGAACGCAAGCTGTTGATACCTGCTATAGCCTTTTTAATTAAAATTCATTCGCATGGCACGAATGATTCTATTAATTGCAGCAATAAGTATTAGAGCAACAATCCCGTTAACGATCAGCAGCGTTATCAGTAAAGCTAAATCATGATCGCCACCTGTGCATTGAATGGATGAAGCTCGACAGGCTCGGTCAACAAAATTAAGAATACTATCGGACACAGTTAATAAGACTCTGCTTTTTACTAAGCAGGTAGTGAGGGCAATAAAAAGAAGAGGATAAATAATTTTATTACCTAACATAACATGGCCCCTCAACCGAACCTTTTACCGTTACTGACCCATATGACAGCAGGTTAGTATTATTAATCCTAAACTTCTGTACTCTAAGTACAGAGTTCCGAAAAAACATAAACTCCGAACTACGAAAGAATGTGATACAACCCCATGATGTACCAGAACCGTCAGGCCGTAAAGGATGGATCCTAAAATGTGAGCGTCTTACACAACTGATAAAGATTGATTATCAATGCTGCCATCGGCCCGATACAAAGCAAACCATGTACTATGTTTGTTTCCGGTTGCAAAATCCTCTGCCCAAGTGAGAGTCCGTGATTTGCAGGGCCCTTTCGGGCGATCTACTATCCAGTTCTTCCCGTTTGGTATCGCTGGATGGTCGATAAAAGAGCATTCAGGGCGATTGGTGAATGGCATATCACTGCTGAAAACGTCGAATTTACCAATACCGGGGCATTGTAAGTACACCTTTTTTCGGTCGGCTGAAATTTGGTCGAAGTCGAGTAAGCAATCAATCATTTTATTTCCAAATGTTGTCAATTAACGCCAAAAAAGGGTACCACTATTTGATTTATGATTGAACAAAATAGTTGAGGGTAAAATCCGAATAATACATTCTTGTGATTTATTAATTCTAAAAATTGATAGATGATAATTATGTTTTTATTACGATCTGCGCCAATTTATTAAGTTCACGAAGCAGGAAAGTAATATGGCTGACAAGGGGGTTACTCGTTCACATGGAAAAGTTTAGTGCCTTAGCATCCGGCAAGAGCTGAATGACTTTATGCTGCGCTCATGGTGCGAAGTTAGACGTCGCCCTTGCTCCGAAGCTGATGAACCTGAACAGCCACCTACGCTGATAAAAAATCGCGTCCTTGACCGTGCTACAGCGTATGTGCGCGATGCGTTGGCAGCCTGGCTGGAAGAAGGTGCAGAGACTAGTTATGCGGCACAGGATAATGACATTTTAACCACTATAGGATTCAGGCCTTAAAAGGCCCCGCACGTTGATTAATAGGAAAAATATAACTCAGCACAAAATTTGATTTATGCGCGTCGTAAAGCCGGACATGCAGTCCACGAGCCGGTGTGAAAAAACGCTAAATTCCCGTCAATTTAATATTTTTATGGTTAGGGTTGCTGTGGTTATAACACTTATAAAAAAGCATTGTATCATTACAAGCTTTTATGGTGTCTCTTTGCTTTGTTGTGCTTTTAAATATGACAAAACAGGCTAAGATTATTAGGGAGATCAATGGGGTTACAAGCCATTGCCATTTTGGGACCCTCGATTTTTTGACCCTTCGTTGTGGGTCCCATCCAGGGTGCCAAAAGTGATAGCTCTCAGCAATTCTCGCTGAACAACAACAGGCACAAAAAAGCCTGCCAGGCTTACGCCTTACGGGCTTTCGGGACTTCATCTCAGGCTCTGGTGACCATTGACAAAGAATTTTGTTGGGTTGGCGGAGTCTGAATAAATTATTTAATGTCTTGTTTTTATTGATAATTCATTAATTCAACTTTCATTGGTATACCTAAACGTATACCAATGGCGATTTGTTGCAGTGTTTCCTGTGGTTGAGCAAACCTGTTTTTTGAATGGAGCACATCAAGAAAAAAGTTTTTTTGCATTTAACTGTTCACACTGTTCATCTTTGATTTTTACAATTAATTTCATGCGGTTAGATGGTGAACATACGGTGAAGGGTGAACCGTGGACTGTTCACCCTTAAGTTATGTTTAGAAAGTAAAAGACCGGCTGTTGCCGGTCTGAGGTCGGTTAAGTCGCTGCGGGTTTGTCTTCCTGTAGCTACTTCGAAGAAAGTGCAAGTCTGCGCACTGTCATCAGGAAATCGAAGGGGGTTGAATCCCACAACTCAGGTGAAAAATCAAATCCATACCGGCTTTTGAACTCCTCATCCAACTTGTCTCCGTAAAGCTCAAGGAAAGAATCGACCTCTTCGGCTAACTCTTTTAACATCCAGTTGGGGGCTGTTTTTTTATAGAGTTTAACAGTGCCCTCAATAGTATTCTCTCCCTCATTTATGAGGTCATAATCCTGATTGAAATAACCCTGAATCAGCTGATCAAGATGATAGAAACTTTGCATAATCCACCTGTCCTATGGGGTCGGGAATGCTGTAAGGATATAGTAAGGTTTTCCGTTATACTCTTGCAGTTCGATAACAATCCTCACTCCACGCATGCTGATGCGCTGTGTGCTGCCTCGCGTGAATCCAAACCCAACCTCCTGCCCGACAGGATAATTGATGGTAAGGCGTCCACCTGTTTTACCACCTCCGAGTAAAGATTTGATATTTGCCCGGTTAAGATAGACTGCCTTCGAAATAACATTTTCAGCAACATTTAAATCTTTAAACGTTGAAGACATTAAAAGTCGCTTATTTTTCTCGAATCGGGCAAGTAACTCACTGTCAGTTTTTCCGACATGATTTGCGAGTGTATGCCCACCGGGTTTGAGACCCGTAACTGATTCATGCTGGATCAATTTGATGCGGCCAGCTTTAATTGCAGCTACACGGACGGCACCAATAGCCGCTGCAAATCCAAGCGGAACGGCTATATCAACTGTCATGCCGATATTGAGGGCGGTGTCTTCATCGGCACCAAGTTCTCTTGCCGCGCTCACAGCGATCTGCCAGGTGGCTGAGCGCGTATCACGACCGGTTATCACCTGTCTGGCTGCGCTTTGAACAGCGTCAAGACTATGTGCACCAACAACCACACATCCCGCTTTCGTTAGTCCTGTTGGTTCTGGTGCGATACATAGTGCCGTGGCACCGACCATTTCTACCGCTCCGAGTAAAACACCAAGTCCACCCAATAATCGGTTACTCAGCGTTTCCGCCTCTGTAACGCTCTTATCTGAAAGCACCGCCGCCAGTTGTACCGGTGACATAACAACGACCATTCCACCTTCTTCCATCACAGTATCCCATTCCCCCATATCCTTACTCAATAATAGCCAAAACTTTCTTCGGTTGATAAGAGTAAATTCTTAACCTTCCTTATTTATTTAAACTCATCATATTCAGCTGATATAAAAAGACCGGCTGTTGCCGGTCTGGAGTTGTTTATGTCGCTGCGGGTTCATCGCATTTCGGCAGCCAGTCGCCGTAGCTTTCCTCTTTCAGCGACAGATTGGTTTGTATCCCCTGCTTTTTGGGCTTCTCAAAGGCCATCCCAATTCCTGAAGCTGGGTTGGCATCAATCAGACCAGTGTTTACGGCATAAATCATTATTTCATTAATGCGCTGCACCAATCGACGTACAGTCTCAAGCGCCCCACGAGCTTTGATTGGCTCAAGCGCTTCAACCAATGTTCGGGCTTTAATTTGCTGAACGGGGATCTCACCAACGGCGGGGAATACATCTTTCTCTAATGAGCGCCAAATGTCTTTTGCGTAATCTGGGGTAACGCTTTTGCTTTTGAGCTGGAACCAGTTTGCGGCGACCGTCGAAAAAATACTGTCCAGAGCGATTTGCTACTGTTTCTCTACAATTCCGGCCTGAATTTGTAGGTTAATTCCATCGGCTAACAAGGCAAGGTAATCCGCACTTAACCTTCCGGCATCAGCTAGCGAAAGGGCAGGGAAAGCAACGAGTCCTATCATTGTCCGCTGCTTTGTTGCTGGACGTTGATAACGAAAGCATCAAAGTTTCTTGACGCTGGTTTTCACTATCAGGAAAAGGCCATCGCCATCATGCAGCGTTAGATCCTTCTCTAACGTTTTGGCGCACAGAACTTCGGTGTTGGATAGGAAGCGTGTTGTCCGTGCCACTGTAACCGCTCTTTCATGACGTGGTATACGCTTTTAGGATACATCTCACCGTAACCTTAGATGTAAACCAATAATCACCGGGTTAAGCCAGATGTCCTCAGACAAATTACAGGCACAAAAAAGCCCGCAGGGCTTGCGCCGTGCGGGCTCTTAGGACTTCATCGGATGACTCTGGTAATCACCGATGGAGAATTTTGGTGGGCTGGCGGGAGTTGAACCCGCGTCCGAAATTCCTACATACCATTTTTATTATAGCTAAAACAGAGATTTATCAATAAAATCAGCATATTGGTTTCACTTGGTATAATCTGATTTTATATGTTTTTATTTTTCTGTCGCCATTTTGCCGCCATTCCGTTGGAGATCTTTTCTCGTCACTGTCGTGATAGTAGTATCAGAGTTTATGTTTCTTCACTATTTTTACTTGATCGGTTTCGCCAGCGATTTTTTCAAAATCTTGGAATAGTGCCGGAGCGTCACTATTAACAATGTCATATAATTTTTCTGATACGGTTCTCATCTCGTAATCTCCTTCTATTGCCCCTCTCATTTCAAAGAAATGACGTAGCGCCCGAGCATTAGCGGTAACGATTATTTTCGTCTCTGTTGCATTCGGTAAGATTGAGCGTGATGCACTTCTAAGAGCACGCATTTTCTCTTTTCGACTATCATATAGTTCGCTTTCTTCTATAGCCTTTAGCGATTTTTTATAAAATTCTAGACTGCCTTCAATATGTTCACACCATGACTGAAATAAAACGGCATCATTTTTCACTTCAATCGGAACAACGAATTCTGCCTCAGACTCATCATGATATTGCTGTGATAATTGACTATATGAAAATCCTACTCTGTGCCTAACTAACTGATGGGTAAATGCCCTCGAAACACCTGATATTAAAAATGTCCAATTAAGATGTTCTAATACACTTTCATGCCCTTGGGATATTAAATTAAATATATATTGGTTTGTGTCCCTAGGAGATTGTTTACTCTCTCCAAACGACATGTAGCAAAGTCTACCGGCCGCTTCAACAAGATGCTCAGAGTTACTCCCATGTCCTCTGCGTACCCATTGCATATTTTGTTTAGCTAAAAAATCATCAAACACGCCATCTTCGAATGATGGATGAGATAGGCAATTAATTGATAATTCGGATATTTTTATCATGGGTTATTCCCTTGCTGATTTTGGTCTTTATGAATTGTATCATTTGCTTCTGGTAATCGTAAAATTTGATCATTAAACCTTGACGTTAAAGTTTTTAGGTTATTAATTTCCTTTTCCTGTTGCGAAATGATCACTTGTAAGTCTTTTGTTTTATCGAAGCTATTAGAAATTATTTGAAAAAGAAGAGGGATCGCGATGCTTATCACTGAAATCATGACTGCAGCAATTGTGAGCAAGCCGAATGTCCACTTTCTAAGTATTTTTGTAATTTCTTTAGGGATTCTCGACTCTAATCCTGCAAAGTCCTTACCCATTCTGTCCAGCTGCTCATTATCTAATTTTGTAACTACTTTACCTTGATACCCAGCAGTCGATGTAGTTGTTTTGAAGAGAAGCATTTTTGCTACTGCAGAATTTTCACTTATTGGGAAAGGTTCTTTAGACATATTGACTAAATAAACGGATATTATACCTTTATAACCAGGGTCAATATGCCCAGGATTCGTCATCACAATCCCGTTCTTAGAAAGTGTATTTCTTGGGAAAACAATCCCACCTAAATCATTGGCAAGTTTGAAATTTTCGTTTAACTCAAGAATTACAGTTTCACCCGGTTGAAGAAGATGACTCTTTCTGGTTTTATTATTGTTTTTACAGTCAGGTATATGGATTTTTCTTACCGAAAGATCAATGCTTGAGGATTGAACTTTGTAGGCATTTTTTGCAACAGAAGCTGGATCGAATACCCTTCCATTTTGTATCTCTAAATTTAAATCATGTTCTGAAAGCATTATATTTCCTTTTCTATCTAGTCATAATTTCAGGTGGGATAATGGATTTTTTGTAACTGCATCCTCCAAATGCTCTGGTGCGAAATGCGCGTAAATCATGGTCATTTTTATATCGGCATGGCCCAGAATATCGCGTAGGACAAGGATATTTCCGCCATTCATCATAAAGTGGCTGGCGAATGTGTGACGCAGGACGTGGGTGCATTGGCCTTCTGGCAAATCAATCCCGGCTCGCTTTACAGCGCGTTCAAAAGCTTTCCTGCATGGAGTAAATAACTTCCCTCTGTTTTGGGGAAGTTCGTCATACAGTTCCTGAGATATGGGGACGGTTCGGTTTCTTTTGCCTTTTGTCTTGGTATAGGTAATCCGGTATTTCGTTAACTGGTGTCCCTGCAGGTTTTCAGCTTCACTCCAGCGTGCCCCGGTTGCCAGGCAGATTTTTGCAATCATCAGCAGGCTGGAACTTTGAGAGTCAGCGCACGCATCAAGCAGGCGTTTGATTTCTTCTAGGCCCAGAAACGCCAATTCACCTTCTGCTATTTTAAAAGTAGGCAACCCGGCGAGCGGGTTGGGGGCTGACCAGTGGCCTAGTTTTTTCAGCGTACCAAAGACTGATGACAGGTTGCGTTGTTCAAGGTTTACCGTACGGGGCTTAATAGGTGACATAAGCGCGCCATTTTCATTCCGCACTTCACCTTTTAAACGTGCTTCACGATATTTCGTAAGGTCACCGGCTGTCAGCTCGGAAGCAACGGGATCACCCAACCCATTGCAGATAATATTCAGTTTCGCCATTAGGCGCTTGGGGTCTGCGAGCGTCTGGCCGTAAAGGGAGTGCCATTGCTCAATCAGTTCAGATAAACGCCGTCGATCTTCTTTTTCTCCCAGCCATGGCTTTTTGTTCACTTCTTCCATGGTGAAGTTTTCGAATGCTACAGCTTCGCCCTTCGTAGCAAATTGCTTACGCACGCTCTTGCCGTCACGCCCGTTCGGGTAGCATTCACACAACCATTTTCCATTCGGCTGCTTTCTGATCGTCATATCAAAGACTCTTAATGATTTTCAATGCACGGCCAACTACCTCGATATCATCCAGGCTGCATTCAAACGAAGAGTCATCTTGATGCACAACTAATCTGTTTCCTGGAAGACGAGTTAACTTAACAATGCTTTTTATCCCGTCGATATCGACCAACCACATCCCATTCACTGGTGGTGCCTGGGTACGGTCAACTAAATATGAATCGCCAGCGGTATTTACTAGAAGCAGCTCGCGTGAGTCAGATGGAAGAAGGCTGCTATCAATGATGGCCTTCCCGGCTTCAACCAGCGAACCTCCCATGAGATTAACCTTGTCGATCTCGGGCGATACAAGTTCAGAAAGAGGTTTTACCATGCCAGAGTTCACGAAATTGATACTTTTTTTATCATCAATTTTTGTTCCGGGCTCGCCTTGACCTGTAGTAAGCCAGAGTAAAGAAACCCCCGTTTCGAGAGCACATTGGATCACCCATTCCGCAGGGAAACTATCTCTTAAGTATCTGTTAGCCATAGTGCTTTTAGATGCACCTAGGTGATCGCATAGCTGCTGCCTGGACTTAAAATCATAGGCAGCCATTAACCTATGGATAGCCTCTCTGCCCCCTGTATTCTCACCAACTCTCACCTGTATCATTTATTAATCCTATTGACGCATCAAATATTGGATCGTAGTATCTCATTAGTTCAATTATTAAATCTCATAAAACAAGATAAAACGACATAAACCAAACCTTAACTGAGAGATACTGCACTATGAGCACCGATATTTCAATTCGTGTACCAAAAGAGATAGCTACACCTGCAGAGTTCGCGGAATGGGAAGGCATTTCCCGTGGCTCTGTTTATCAAAAAATCCACCATGGTCAGCTTGCTAAATACATGGTTAAGAAAGAAAAAAATAAGGGTCGCGTAAGCCTGCGTTACTTGATGTACAAAACCGATCAGGTTCGTGAGTCCCTTGGTCATTCCAACTTCCGCGTTGTTGTTGGTCAGTAAGTTCAATTATGAGAACTTTCAAAGGCGCTCACATGTTTGATTATAAGATTTCCAAACATCCACACTTTGAAGAGGCCTGCCGGGCTTTCGCACTGCGTCACAACATGGCGAAGCTGGCTGAACGCGCGGGAATGAATGTCCAGACGCTGCGCAATAAGCTGAACCCGGACCTGCCGCATCAGCTCACGCCGCCTGAAATCTGGCTGCTTACCGATCTCACTGAGGACTCCACCCTGGTTGACGGTTTCCTAGCACAGATTCACTGTCTGCCATGCGTACCGATGAATGAAGTGGCAAAAGAGAAGTTGCCGCACTATGTCATGAGCGCCACCGCTGAGATAGGGCGTGTTGCTGCCGGCGCCGTTAAATGGTGCCAGTGGCACTAAGACCGCCGTTTAACATTTTGTGTGTTATTGATTGGAGTAAGAGCTTCCAATCAATTGACAAAAAAAACAGTTTTACATTTTTTTATTCTTATTATACTGTTTATATGTACAGTTGTTGTGTGGCCGTATTCGTGTCAGGAGGGAAGATGCAGGATTATCTTTTGGAGTCGCTGAAGCTCCAGCGTATTGATTTCTTTATTAAGCTTGTAGCTGCTAGTGAGTGTAGTGACGAAGAAAAACGGCTGGCTATCCAATGGGTATCTGAGTTGACAGATGAGTTGATTGCTAAAATCCGAAACCATGAAGATAGTTGAACAATGCGTATCTTCGGTCGATGAATGTTGGTATAAACAATACAGGCAGATGATGGAGCTGTTCTTCTAAAATTCTTTTTTTATGGTAATTCAATGGGATAGCTATAAGGATGTATTGTGATATAGCTCATTTTTTTATTGGGAGCATCGCTACAATGAAGTGTTATCCGAGGTGTGCTGATTAGCCACACAAAGGGCTTTTCTTAATCAAGGCATTAATGCCTGCTAAGTTACTCATAAAATTAGGTTTGATAACAATGATGAAGACATTACCTGAAACTATTGATAGACTTAGTGTGGACAGATTTAGCCTGTTGAAATGTTTTTTTTGATTTCATCAACCTATTGATCGCAAAATGGTGCTCGGATAAGGAGACTCGGATGTCTATACAAGAAAAATTCTTCCGTGATATTGACTTAAATGACCGTTTTTTCAATTCATTGAAAGCTGACTATGATGGCTTTGATACTTGGTTTATCTCTAAATCAGGCAGTAAAGCCTATGTTTCGTACAACGATAGCGGCGAGATGGATGGGTTCTTGTATTTAAAAGTAGAAGATGAGGCGATTACAGATACGGTTCCTGCATTTGAGAGAAAAGCTAGGGCAAAATTAGGCACTTTCAAAATAGATGCGCACGGAACAAAATTAGGTGAAAGGTTTGTCCGGTTAGTCTTTCAGTTTGCTATGAACAATAATCTCAAAGAAATATATGTTACAATTTTTGATAAGCATGAAGGATTAATTAATTTATTAAAGCGTTATGGTTTCGAGTTGCAAGCAAGAAAAATTAAAGAAACAAACAATGGCTGTGAAGGTGTTTATTTCAAGAATTTGGAGTGGAGAGATTAAATGAGTTATCCTAATTATCCGTTAATTAAATTAAGAAATAGAAATTTTCTTCTTAGTATATACCCTTCATGGCATACTAGATTGTTTCCTGAATCTAAGCTGAATAATGAAGATGGAAGTTTAATTCAAGATATTTCTCATACAAATAGTATTGAAAAAGTATATCTTACGAAAATGGATGGTACGCAACATCTCCAGTTCGGTGACAATCTTTTGATCTATCGAACTTCAGATGGCCAAGGACCGGCACGTTATCGCTCAGTGGCAACTTCTGTATGTGTGGTTTTGAGCGTCAGGAATATTCATGAGTTCTCGACCTACAAAGACTTCAGGGATTACTGCGCGCCATTTAGCGTTTTTGATGAAGATGAGCTTAAGCTCTTGTATGCAAAGAAAAATTACCCTTACATTATTCGCTTCACTTATAACTTCCCGTTAACGAAAAGAATAATTAGGGATGATATTATGACAATAACCGGATATACTGATGCTAATTATTGGGGTTTCCTCCCTCTGAGTGATGCAGACTTTAAGAAAATTATTACTGATGGAGGCGTAAATGAAGGTTATATTGTCAATTAAGCCTGAATATGCTGAGCGGATTTTATCCGGCGAAAAGAAATTTGAATTTAGGAAAAGCATTTTTAAAAACAAAAATGTTGATACTGTCATCATTTATGCGACTATGCCCGTGGGTAAAGTAATTGGAGAGTTTAAGGTCGGTGATATTTTAGTAAATTCACCTTCAGAGTTGTGGAGTTTAACAAAAAATTATGCTGGAATAAGTCATAAGTTCTTTACTGACTATTTTCATCGTCGCGATAGGGCATTTGCCATTTCGGTTAAAAGCCCCAGAAGATACAGTTCTCCATTAGATTTAGAAGACATATCACCTGGGGCAAAAGCACCTCAATCTTTCCGATATGTTTAGAACCTTAATTTAAGCGCGAGCATTAGACTCGCGCCTAATCTCTTCAATGGCATCACTAAAATCTGTAATAGAAGCGGAATATATTTCTTTTAAAGGAATGTCTAGTTCAGAACATATTTTTTTTGCATTGTTTTTTTCTTCTTCAATTAAAGAGCTAATGTTATATTTTATTGTGTCTCCATCTCTTTCATTGATTCGTTGTGTAATTAAATCAATATCATTCTGTAATAAAATCACACCATCAGGTTTCAATCCTTTAAATACATCGCTTTCTATTGCAGTTATTGTTCCATCTTTGGAAGCTAATGCGAAATGTCCATCAAGTAACAATATACATCCATTTTGTGTAAGATTATCTACAGCTGCTAAGAGTATCAGTTGATTTCTGTCAATATTTTCTGTTAGCTTACTGGTAGGTAGCTCTGTTTTCCCATACTCTCGAATTAATTGACTTGCACTTTTATGTATGGCTTGATTACTTTCTACATACTTTTTACATAAGTAACCTTTACCAACACCGTGGACTCCCGCGATAAAAATCAACATATTATACCTCATGTTTACGATTTATGTTAAAATATAAGCATGTAAACAATAAGGATCATGCCATGAAATATCAAGCGTTATCTATCCTTAAGCCTGCAGTAGATCTCATACTAGATGGCAAAAAAAATATTGAGATAAGATCATGGTTGCCGCCAGAAATCCCGATGAAAAATGTTGTGATTGTTCAAAATCAAAAATATTTATCTAGCGATGAAGATATGGATGATGGGGTCGCTTTGGCTATCGTCGATTTTACAGAGTTTAAAGTTTGGACAGAAGATGATTATAATGAACGCGGGCCTTCAGTGAGTTTGGGGAGAACTTGGAAAGAAGGTTACTTTACTTGGAAAATTGAAAATATAAGAAGGTTAATAAAACCAATCAGATGTAAAGCAATGAAAGGGATTTATCAGGTTGAGCTGAATGATATTGATTTAGTGTAAGGTCTAGGTTATGGTGAAAATAATTAATTATCTGAAAAGATTATCTTTTATATTAATTTTTGTTCTTATTACTTGTTCATTCATCGTTTTCGCTTTATACAAATACTGGACTATTTTTGGTGCCTTGCCTATAAGCCAATCTGTGGAGAAATGGGGGCAGTTTGGAGATTATATCGGAGGTGTCCTGAATCCAGGTTTAAGTTTTTTATCTATAATTTTAGTTTGTTTCACACTGTACACCACATCCAAACAATCCATGACTCAGTCATTTGAGTCGGTCCTTTTTGAACTTCTTCGATACCACAAAGAACACTTGTCGAATATTAAGGTGGTATATGATAAAGAGTCATTCAAAGGAGTGGATGCGCTCGATTGGTATATAACGGAAGTGAAGTTTAACTTTCTGAATTTGTCAAATGATGATATGTTGATTCAGGAGAGGGTTAAGTTTTCAATTGACCTTGTGTATGAAGAAGATAATTTCTTCTCGAATACGGGCCATTATTTTAGAAACCTGTATCACATATTTAAACATATAGATGAAGCTAGTTTCCTTCGTAAAAAGGAAAGAGTCAAATATGCTAAATTAGTTAGAGCGCAACTCTCATCGATAGAATCTGGTGCACTAATGTTGAATGGATTGTCAAGTAAGGGTGTTAAATCTAAAGTTTATATTGAAAAGTATTCTTTACTGCAAGGCTTCACTTTAAGTAAATCTTTTAAAAATGAGTTGAAATCTGCAGGAGCGATGAGGCTTTACAATCCTGTAGCGTACGGTGATAAATGAAAACTGAGATAATATAAGGTTTTAATGCAACCAATATTATAATTTGCAATTGTTGAGGTTATTTTAACTTCGTTTTCTTCAGGGTTTAGTAGCATGAGTTATAGACTTGATATCACTAGTGCCATTTCGATTCAGTTAACTGAGTTTTTTCTATTTTGTCAGCAATAAAACCTATTGTGCATACTGCAGATATCCGCATGAATGCGCATGATCATTCGAGGTCCTGTTTTACTGTACCCTGCCAGGATTGGCAGGGTTTTCCTTGCCTCATGCGGGTGCATGAAAACCAATGTGTAAAGTGGGCAGGCGTGGCGGGGCTACGAGCGCGCGGTTTTGGGGTTAATCGTGGTTTTGGCGCCTCAATGTCGGGCGGGCATGGTCATTTTTTGGGGGCTGGTCGTGCACGCCTGCGCCGTGGTGAGGCGCTGCGTTTAATCGTGAGGCGTCATGTGAGCGAAGGGCAAGAGCGCGCAGCGAGGCGCTGGGGCGCTCTGGTGTTGTAAGTGTGTGTAAGGGAATAAAAAACCGCCAGGAGAAGGGCGGTTGTTATCAAAGGTTGACCAGCTGCGCGTCAGTCTTCATCGGTCAGGTAGGGGTTAAAGCGTATCACTTCATCACCCAGCCACTCGTTAACTTCTGTGATGCGGCCCTGCAATGGTGTCAGCTCGTTGCGAACGAAAACGCGCGCTGCTTTTTCAACATCACCGAACCGGCGCCGTCGGAGAAGACAGAGAGACAGCCGCAGGTCATTAAGTACGAGATAAGCGCGCCAATTCATATTGTCGCCCAGCCAGGGCAAAGCGCGCAGGATATCGCCCGCGAGGTAGCCCGGCAGCTTGATGAGCGTGAGCGCAGGGCCAGGGCAAAAACACGCAGTAATTTCAGTGATCGAGGGGGTTACGAATAATGATGATGGTGCTGGGGTTATACGTATTCATGCTGTGCACCGTACCCTATCAGGAGCTGCAGTATCAGCGCAGCTGGCGGCACGCTGCTAACAGCCGGGTAAACCGGCGCCCGACAACGCAGTTTCTTGGGCCGGATAACGATTCGCTTACTCTGTCCGGTGTCCTGCTGCCGGAGATTACCGGCGGCAGGCTGTCTTTGCTGGCGCTGGAGCAGATGGCGGAGCTGGGGAAAGCCTGGCCTTTGATCGAGGGGAGCGGGACGATTTACGGCATGTTTGTGATCGAGAGTCTGAGCCAGACAAAAACAGAATTTTTTGAGAGCGGTATGCCCCGGCGCATTGAATTTTCGCTGAGCCTCAAACGGGTAGATGAATCGCTGTCTGATATGTTTGGCAGCCTCAGCGATCAGCTCAGTAATTTGCAGGACTCCGCCACCTCTGCGATAGGCAATCCCCCGGTTTCAGCATCATCATTGAAGGTAAAGATGTGACTACCGTGCTGGATGCGCGCCTGATGAGTCTGACGCTGACGGATAACCGGGGCTTTGAAGCGGACCAGCTTGATCTGGAGCTGGACGACTCGGACGGGCAAATCGTTCTGCCGCGCCGGGGGACCATTATTCAGTTTGCGCTGGGGTGGAAAGGTCAGCCGCTTTTTCCGAAGGGGGCCTTTACTGTTGATGAGATTGAGCACTGCGGCGCGCCAGACCGTCTCACAATTCGCGCACGTAGTGCAGATTTTCGTGAAACCCTGAACACACGGCGTGAAAAACCCTGGCACCAGACAACGGTGGGCGAAGTCGTGAAGGAAATCGCCGCCAGGCATACATTAAAGATGGCGCTGGGCCAGGACCTGATGGACAAGCCTGTGGATCATCTTGACCAGACCAACGAGAGCGATGCGAGTTTCCTGATGAAGCTGGCGCGGCAGTATGGAGCGATAGCCTCAGTTAAGGACGGCAATCTGTTGTTTATCCGCCAGGGGCAGGGCAGAACGGCAAGCGGTAAGTCGCTGCCGGTTATCACCATAACCCGCCAGGCCGGTGACGGTCATCGTTTTACCCTGGCCGATCGCGATGCATATACGGGGGTGATTGCCAGCTGGCTCCATACCCGTGAGCCAAAGAAAAAAGAGGCAGCAAAGGTAAAGCGCCGTCGAAAGAAAATCACCGCGGCAAAGGAGCCGAAAGCAAAACAGGGCGATTACCTAGTGGGAACGGATGAAAATGTGCTGGTCCTCAACAGAACTTATGCAAACCGCAGCAATGCAGAGCGAGCGGCAAAGATGCAGTGGGAGCGTCTGCAGCGCGGGGTTGCAACATTCTCCCTGCAGCTCGCAGAGGGTAGGGCTGATCTCTATACCGAAATGCCGGTGAAGGTGAGCGGCTTTAAACAGCCTATTGATGAAGCGGAATGGACGATCACCACGCTCACGCATACGGTCAACGCTGACAGTGGTTTTACAACCGGCATTGAGTTTGAGGTGAAAATTGATGATCTCGAAATGGAATAAGTGGTTATCAGTATTGAATAATGGTGTATCATTATTGCGAATTAAGAAAAGATAAAAGGGGATTGATAAATGATGAATTGTCCGTTGTGCGTTCAGGCCGCACACACACGCAGCAGTTTTCAAGTCTCCACTCAGACCAAAGAGCGTTACAACCATTGTACCAATATTGAGTGCGGGCATACGTTCGTGACACATGAAACGTTTGTGCGTTCGGTTTGTCGTCCGGAGAAAATTAGCGCCGCACCTCCGCATCCCAAAGGGATGCAGCAACAGCTTTCTTACTGACCCGCTACGGCGGGTTTTTTCGTTCGGAAACTTATAAACAATAAAAACTCCTAGAAGAGATCATTTAGCGCAATGAATGATTAGTGAAGATGTGGCTCACTCTTCGGGAATTTCTCTGCCTTGTTTAACAAGATGCTTAATGGTTGCGTAGTCATAATATCCTGCCGCAACTTGTTTAGCGTATTCAATACGATGTAATGCAACTGCCTTTTCAAACATTGCGCTTTTTACGGATATAGCCAAAAAGTGGTCTAGTTCTGCTAGCTCCTCTGCCGTCCTGTCAACAGTAAACAGATATCGGCGCTCATGATGTTCAATAGCACCAACAAGAAATGCGGCACGGTCTGCAATGTTATGTAAGGGTTTATCACCCAGTAGAATGTTACATTGTGGACAGGATGGTACGGTGTGACGACGATCGTAGTGTCTCACACCGCCTCTCCAGGCAACCGAAACCACATGATCACGAACGATACCTGAGCGATGGTCGCCACAATAGATGCACCGTGGTCGATCTGAATCATGCTGATTAATATTTAATGTTGATACTGAGGTAAATTCTTCTCGTACGTAAGGGACGGGTTTTTTCCTTTTAGCTCTACTTGCAATTACAGCCTTCATTGCTTCGTCCGGTAACGGCTCATCTTCTATTTTTCTTGCTCTTTTTGCCGGGCTTTTTGCAGCCTTTGATAGTAGGTCTGCAGCAAGTGAGCTAGCTTTTGGTGCGAAGTTTTCCGATTTAGAGAGAACATCTGCTTTTGATTTTTGGAAACCAATTGAGGTTTCTTTGGGGACTGGAGCTGGAGCTGGATTATGCTGTTTTGTCAGAGTTGGCGAGATTGGATTGGCAACGTAGGAGTATTTGTTAAAAATTTCATGAAAGTTGAGATTACAGGTGAACTCATCTTCATTAAAGCGACTATGGAAGTGCTCCAAAGCTTGCTTCTTGCTGTGGAAAAACATTAGCCCCCCTTTCTATTGTCAGGCAACTAACCTTGCTTATGAAATGTGTAATCAAACGAGCGTACATTCGCATACATGAAATGTCTATTAGCCTTCATACGCCAGGACTGTCTAGGCCGGGAACGGATAAAATGCTTGCCGCCATTTTGCCGCGACTACCAAAGAAAAAGGGGCTACGCTTTCACGTAACCCCTTGTTTTATTTGGTGGAGCTGGCGGGAGTTGAACCCGCGTCCGAAATTCCTACATCCTCGGCACTACATGCTTAGTCAGTCTTTA